CCGCCGACAGCGGTGCGACCTACGAGCCGTTCCAGTACCGCACGCTGCTGCAGATATCGGCGGCACTGGGCATCCCCTATCCATACCTTGCCAACGACATGGTGAAGGGCAACTTCTCGAACTCGCGCCTGGCCCTCATAGAGTTCCGCCGCCGCGTCTCGGCCTGGCAGCATTCGGTGATGGTGTATCAGCTTTGCCGCCCGGTCTATGCGCGCTGGATGGATGCGGCGGTGCTGTCGGGCGCGCTGGCCCTGCCGCGATATGAGGCCAATCGGTCCCGGCTGCTCACCGCCGACTGGCTGCCCACAAAGTGGGACTGGGTCGATCCTCTGAAGGACGCCAATGCCGAGATCGCCCAGATCGAGGCCGGCCTCAAATCCCGCACGCAGGCGATCGCCGAGCGCGGCTTTGACGCCGAGCAGGTCGACCGCGAGATCGCCGCGGAACATGCCCGGGAGCGCGCGCTCGGCCTCGACTTCCGCCGCCCCGGCTCGCCCGCGCAGGGCGCAGCGGACGTGTCGGTTGAGGGGGATGATCGAGACGGGACCCCGTCCGACGACGCCGACGACGATGACGACACCGCGGAGACCCGCCCGCGCCCAGACGAGGACCAGCCCTGATGCTTCACGCCCGTATTGCCGCGCGCGCCTTCAACACCCCGCTGCTGGTTGAGCCGTCCAAGGCCATGGCGTTCCTGTCAGGCCTCGGGCCGCGCGTTCTCGGCCGGCAAGTCGAGATGGCAGGCATGGATGGCGTGCCAGAGGGCGCGGCGCCCCTGCCAGCCCGTGCCGGCATCATCGCTGGCAACCTGAATGAGCGCCTGCGCCAGCACGGTGACGCCCCCTATCCGGTCATCGACGGCATTGCCGTGATCGAAATCTCCGGCGTGCTGATTCATCGCGGCGGTTGGATCGGCGAGTCTTCGGGCCAGACCAGCTATGAAGGCATCGCCGCCCAGATCGAGGCGGCGGCCGGCGATCCCGCCGTCCGTGGCGTCGCGCTGGAGATCGACAGCTTCGGCGGTGAGGTCGCCGGCGTCTTCGATCTGGCCGACCGCATCCGCGCGTTGCGCCGCGACAAGCCGGTCTGGGCCTTTGTGGCGGAACACGCCTTCTCGGCGGGCTACGCGCTGGCAAGCCAGGCGAGCCGTATCCTGCTGCCGCGCACCGGCGCGGTCGGCAGTATCGGAGTCGTCGTCATGCATGCCGATCTCAGCGGCCAGCTCGACCGGGACGGCGTGCGCGTGACGCTGATCCATGCGGGATCCCACAAGGTCGACGGGAACCCCTACGCGCCGCTGCCCGAGAGCGTCCGTGACGACATCCAGAGCGAGATCGATGTATTGCGGTTTCTCTTCGCCGAGACCGTCGCCGCGGGTCGCGCCGGGCGCCTGAGCCAGGACGCCGCCCTGGCGACCGAGGCCGCGATCTATCGCGGGACCGATGCTGCCGCGGCGGGGCTGGCCGACGAGGTCACCGATCTCGCGCGCGGCTTTGCCGGCTTTCGCGCGCATGTCGCCCCCGCGAACACGCTGCCGCGTCCGCGCGTGCACATGGCTCGACCATCCCGATCTAGCCCCCAAACCACCACCCGAAAGGAGACCGCCATGGCCCAAAAGAGCGACAATGATGACACCGCGCAGGAGATCACCACGGATGCGCAGGACCCGAAGGATGCCGCTTCGAATGTCCCGGCCGATGGCTCGGTCAGCGCTGAACATCATGATGCGACGGCCGCCAGGATGCCCGCAGCGCCTGCTTCGGAGAGTCCGGCACCGCCCGCCGCGCCAGTTGCCCCTGAAGCATCTGCAACCCCCGCGCCAACAGCAACTCACCCCGGCAACCTGGCCGAGCTCTCGGCGCAGCTGCGCCAGGAGGCAGCGGAGATCACCGAGATCGCCGCTCAGGCGGGCCGCCTCGGGATCGCCATCGACGCCGCGAAAGCCCTGCGTGAAGGGACAACCCCCGAGGCCCTGCGCAGCCTCGTGCTCCAACGCGCCAGCGCCGCTGCAGATGCCCGCGATATCGTGGCGGCACCGCCCTCACCGGTCCTGCCACAGGCGACGGAAAGCCCGCTCATCGCGGCGGCAAAGCGGGACGCAGCCGCGGGCAAACGCACCTGACGCCCAAGCTGCGCCTGGACCTACCTCCCGACAAACCAATGCCCGACCGATCCCCCGCCGCACCACTCCGGCAGGGGATTTCCCTTGTCTCATGGCCCTGAAGGATCCCCGACATGCCCGTTCTGACCCAACCGCCTACCATGGGCGATGTCCTCAAATACGAGGTCAACCCGAACTACACCCGCGAGACCGTCCCGCTGCTCGCCGGCACCGCCTATCCGGTCGGGTCGGTGCTGGGCCGCATCACCGCCAGCGGCAAATACAAGCTGGCCACCTCCGGCGGTACGGACGGCGCGCAGACCGCCGGGGCCGTGCTGCTCTACGCGGTCGATGCCACACTCGGCGATGCCGTCGGCGTGGTGCTCGTGCGCGGGCCCGCGATCGTGTCGCGCGCGGCGCTGGCTTACGACGGCACCGTCGATGACGCGACCAAGATCACCACCAAGATCAGCCAGCTGGCAGCCCTCGGGATCATCGCCCGCGACACCGCCTGATTGCTTCAGCCATGCCGTTCCGTGACGGCCCGGCGCGGCACGCCTCCCTATATCCTTTTCCCGGAGATCCCCATGACCCTCACCCGCAACCCGTTCGACGCGGGCGGCTATTCGCTCACCGAGATGACGCAGGCCATCAACATCCTGCCCAATCTCTACACCCGCCTCGGCCAGATCGGCCTCTTCCGCTTCGAGGGCGTCACGCAACGCTCCATCGTGATCGAGCAGCGCGAGGGCGTCCTCAGCCTGCTGCCCTCGGTCCCGCTCGGTGCCCCCGCCACTGTCGGCAACCGTGAGCAGCGCTCGATGCGCAGCTTCGCGCTCCCGTGGATCCCGCATGACGATGTGATCCTGCCCTCGGACATTCAGGGCATGCCGGCGCTTGGCGTCTCGGACGCCGCCGATCCGCTGGTCGAGGTGATGAACCGCAAGCTCACGCTGATGCGGCGCAAGCATGCCCAGACCCGCGAATACATGGAGATGAACGCGCTGCGCGGCATCGTGAAGGACGGTGCGGGCAGCACGCTCTACGACTACTTCACCGAGTTCGGGATCACGCAGATCTCGGTCGACTTCGTCTTCGGCACGGCCGGCACCAATATCCAGGGCAAGGTCCGCACGTCGTTGCGCGCCATCGAGGACAATCTGCTGGGCGAGACCATGACCACCGCGCATGCGCTGGTCAGTTCGGAGTTCTTCGACAAGCTGATCAGCCATCCCAAGACCGAGGACGCCTACAAGTTCTACTCGGCCACCGGCGGTCAGCCCCTGCGCGAGGACATGCGCCGCGCCTTTCCCTTCGCGGGCATCCTCTTCGAGGAATACAACGGCTCGGTCACACTCTCGAACGGCACCTCGGAACGGCTGATCCCCGCGGGCGAGGGCATCGCCTTCCCGCTTGGCACGTTTGACACCTTCACCACCTATGGCGGGCCGGCGAACCTGCTGGAGACGGCCAATACCGTGGGTCTGCCGCTCTATGCGCGGCAGATGATCGATACCAAGGGGCGCTGGATCGACCTGATGACGGAGGGATCGATCCTGCCGGTCAACAAGCGCCCGCGGCTGGCGATCCGCCTGCACAGTTCGAACTGACCGTTCAGCATGTCGATCTTCGCCCTCGCCATGGACACACTCTTTGGAGATCCCAACATCGCCCGCGATGCGGTCTATATCTCGGACGCGGGTGCGCCCGTCCTGATCCGTGTGGTCACCCGCCGCGCGGATGACGTCTCAAGCTTCGGCGACGCGCGGATCTGGTCGGCGACCACGCGGATCGATCTGCGCGTGGCCGAGGTATCAAACCCGCGTCCCGGCGACCGTGTCGAGATGGCTGGCGAGGCGTTTCTCATTCAGGGCGAGCCGGTGCGGGATCGTGAACGGCTTGTCTGGACCATTGATCTGCGGCCTGCGTGATCCCCATGAAGCTCAAACTCGACATCACCCCCGACCTTGCCACCATGATGGCGGCGGAAATCCAGGCGGGCGAAAAGGCCGTCACGGCCGCCACGCGCGAGGCCGGGACCAGCCTCAAGACCGCCTGGCGCAGTCAGATCACCGGCGCGGGGCTCGGTCAGCGGCTGGCGCGCACGATCCGGTCCGAGCAGTACCCGAAGGGTCGGCCCAGCCTGAACGCCGCAGCCCTCGTCTGGTCGAAGGCGCCCGACATCGTCAGCGCGCACGACACCGGCCCGCTGATCCGCTCGCGCAATGGCTTCTGGCTGACGATTCCAACGGCAGCCGCCGGGAAGTCGCGGCGCGGCGGCCGGATCAGCCCGGTCGAATGGGAACGCCGCACGGGGCTGCGCCTGCGCTTTGTCTACCGCCGGTCCGGCCCGAGCCTGCTCGTCGCCGAAGGGCGGCTCAACAAGGGCGGGCGTGCGGTGGCCTCGCGATCCAAAACGGGACGAGGCCTGACCACTGTGCCGATCTTCCTGCTGGTGCCGCAGGTCAAGTTGCCGAAACGGCTGGATCTCGATCGGGATACCGCGCAGGTACATGACGCGATGCCTGGGCTGATTGTGGCTAACTGGGTGGAGGGGCGGCGGTGATCAAGTCGTTCTGAAGAAGATGCAAGGAATCACTGGCATGGCATTGTTGCAGAACTCAGGCCTGAGACGTGACTTCCCCTTACCCCGCTGACGTCAGGCCACGCGGACGATCTCGGCGGTGCCGAGGGCGGTGAAGCGGTTCATGAGGGCGATGCGGATGTGGATTTCTGCGGTCTGTCGGTCGGGGTCTCTGGCGGCGATGCGCTCACCAAAGGCCTTGAGGCAGCGCATCTTCGCCTCGATCCGGCTGCGGGCGTGGTACCCCGTCCACCGCTTCCAGAAGGCTCTGCCATAGTACCGGGTCGCCCGCAGGGTTTCGTTTCGAACGCGTGCCGCCGGGCAGTCGTCCTTCCAAGGCCGCCCGTTCTTTCGGATCGGGATGATCGGGACAGCGTCACGCGCGATGATGGCGCTGTGGCACCGACGTGTGTCGTAGGCCCCGTCGGCGGTCACCGTGCCGATCTGCTCATCCACCGGAACCTGGCCGAGCAACTCCGGCAGCACGGGGCTGTCGCCGTCCCGGCTGGGGGTGAATTCCACGGCGCGGATGTCGGATGTGGCTGGGTCCATGGCAAGATGCACCTTGCGCCATTGGCGGCGGCCCTGCGGCCCATGCTTGCGCGCCTGCCATTCACCATCGCCAAGGAACTTGATCCCGGTGCTGTCTACGAGCAGGTTCAACGGCCCGCCCGCACGGCGATACGGGATCTGCACCGCCAGGGTCTTCTGCCTGCGGCACAGGGTCGAAAAGTCAGGCACGGGCCAGTTCAATCCTGCAAGCCGGAGCAGGCTGGCCACCATCCCGGCGGTTTGTCGCAAGGGAAGCTTGAACAACACTTTGATCGACAGACAGAACTGGATGGCGGCATTGGAGAAGACCGGCGGACGTCCCGGGCGCCCTTCATGGGGCGCAAGCCAGGCCATATCCTTGTCCAACCAGACCAGCAGCGAGCCGCGCTTGCGCAGTGCAGCGTTGTAGTCGGACCAGTTGGTCGTGCGGTAGCGGGCGGGGGATGGCTTGCTCATGCAGCCCGTGTAACCGCAGGGATTCGTGAAGTGAATCCTCTGTCGTCAGAGATGTGCAACAACGCCCACTGGCATCGCTAATTTAGGAAACGACGGATATCTTTTTCCATAGCATCCACGAATCGCACGACGTTAATATCATTGTTCATGATTTGGCCCCGAATATCGCGCATTGCTAGTGCAAGCTCAGTGCCATTCCGCGGCAGGTGCGTGCAGAATAGTTTAAAGGCTGTGATTGGGGTCAAACTAATCGTGTTCTTGTTCGGCGCAAACTTTGGAAGATGACTTTCTATTCTTCCAAAGCCTCGATTTGCATTGGCTGGTACAGGGAAAACTGCAACCCAAGCCTTCGGCATTCTCTTCAATAGGTTCCTCGCGACAACATGATCTGCATCTACACCGGATAAGTCCTTTGGGTTGACATCAAAACCGTCTATCGCATGCTTTAACATGAGACGCCGGTACCCACTATAACGTTTGTCAGTCCAAATTTGATCATAGTACCAACCGGCATGCAAAGCTCCGTGGACGCGCAGTGCGCCACTCAGTCTCCCAAAGGGTTCGATCTTCATGTGGCCAATATTTTTACACCAGTCTCTCAAATTGGCCGCTGTATTAAAAGAAACTGGAGGCGGCGCTCCAGTCTGCTCTAACCAACAGGCGAAATCCAAGCGTGTGCTCATCAGGTAGGAAGCGTACGCCTCATTAAGTGCTCTCCAAGCCAATTGTTGTCCCTTCGTTACACCGCCGTTCAAGGCACCTCGTATCATATGTTTACTCATCGAGAAACCATCCTCACCGCGCTGCACGCGCGCCTCTCGGCGCTGCCCGCCATTGCCTTGCGCGGGGAGGTGCTGCCCGAGCGCGTACCGGCCGATGGCCTGCTGATCCTGCGTGACGGCGAACCGGGGGAGCCGGAGGTAACGCTCTCGCCCTTACGCTACCACTATCAGCACCGCGCCGAGATCGAGGCGGTCGTTCAAGGTGCCGACCGTGATGCAGCCTTCGACACGCTGACCGCCGGCATCGGCGCGGCGATCGCCGCCGACCGGACGTTGGGCGGCCTCTGCGACTGGGTCGAGGCGGAAGCGCCGCGCCCGGTGGATCTGCCGGTCGAGGGCGCGGCAAGCCTGAAGGCGGCTGTCATCCCGGTGGTGCTGCACTATTCCACGGCCGACGCGCTGGCCTGACTGCGGCTGTCAACAGGTTCGGTAGTAGTTATCCGAGTAGCGGCAGTATTCCGTTGCGGCGCCGCTCGCGATCATCGCGGCCGCGATGTCGCGGCCGTCTGGCAGGAAGCATTGCCCGACGATGCGTCCGTACCGGTCGATGTCGCGCTGCCGGCATTGCAGGGTCTGGCCGGAAATCAGGCGGGTCAGCGCGGCCGTCGCGGTCGACCCCCCGGGCTGGTTCGTCTCCGGGGCATCGAGCCCCCAGACCCGGATGCTCACGTTTCGCGAGCTGACCCAGAACGTGTCGCCATCCACCGTGCGGGTAACACGCCCGGAGAAATCGATCCGCTCGGGAAGCTGCTCGGACCGCGGCTCAGGGACGGCTGCAGTCGGAACAGTGTGTTGCAGTGGCGCGCAGCTGCTGAGAAGGGAAATCCCGCCCAGAGCGGCGATGACGACCACGCCGGTGGAAAACCCACGCGACCGCGCCGCAGGGCCCTGCCGGCGATGCTTTTTCAAGAATGCCATTCCAACCCCCGATTGAAGCCAACGGTGCCACACCCACGCGCGCACCCTGCAGCAACGTCGGAACGAGAACAACGGATCTTCGGAAAGCAGGTTTCCGAATGCTGAACGAAAGGACCCGACATGGCACGAGCCCAGGGGGCGCGGGCGCAGATGGCGCTGGCGTTCGAGACGACCTATGGAACCCCACCCGTCAGCGGCTTCACGAAGATGCCCTTCGCCAGCACCTCGCTCGGCGCGGAGCAGCAGCTGCTGAACTCGGAGCTGCTGGGCTACGGCCGGGATCCGCTGGCGCCGATCAAGGACGTGGTGACGGCTGATGGCGACGTGGTCGTGCCGATCGACGCCTCAGGCTTCGGGGTCTGGCTGAAGGCAGCCTTCGGCGCGCCAACGACCACCGGGACTACGCCTGGGCCCTTCACGCATGCGTTTCAGTCGGGGTTGTGGACGCTGCCCAGCCTGTCGATCGAGACCGGCATGCCCGAGGTGCCGCGCTATGCGATGTATTCCGGCTGCGTGCTCGACCAGATCAGCTGGCAGATGCAGCGCTCGGGCCTCCTGACCGCGACCGCGCGACTGGTGGCGCAGAGCGAGACGGTCGGCACGACCACGGCCGCCGGCACACCGGCGGAACTCGCACTCAAGCGCTTCGGCCATTTCAACGGCGCGATCACCCGCAACGGCACGGCGCTCGGCAACGTGGTTTCCGCCGAGATCACCTACGCCAACAACCTCGACAGGATCGAGACGATCCGTTCGGACGGCCGTATCGACGGGGCGGACCCGTCCATCGCCGCGCTGAGTGGACGGATCGAGGTGCGTTTCGCCGATGAGGTTCTGGTGGACCAGGCGATCAATGGCGATCCCTGCGAACTCGAGTTCGGCTACGTTCTGCCGTCCGGTGAGAGTTTCACCTTCACCGTGCACGCCGTCTACCTGCCGCGCCCCCGCATCGAGATTTCCGGACCGCAGGGCGTGCAGGCGAGTTTCGACTGGCAGGCCGCGCGCGACGCCACTGCTAACGGCATGTGCACCGCCACCCTTGTGAACGACATGGAGACGTATTGATGCTGACACTCGATCTGACGAACGCGCCGCGCTGGCATGACATCGCTCCCGGCGTCCGGGTCCAGCTGCGCCCGCTGACCACCGCGCTGATGGTGGCGACCCGCAGCGATCCGACCGTCGAGGCGGTGCCCGACGAGGCCCCGGACGAAGACTCCGACAAGACCCCCGATGCAATTCCGGCGGTGATCTCCGACGAGGAGCGCGCCATGGTCTTCGCCAAGGCGCTCGCGCGCCGCGCAGTGCTCGCCTGGGAGGGCGTGGGCGACGCGGAAGGCAACGTCATCGATCCCACGCCGGAAGCCATCGACGCGCTGCTCGATATCTGGCCGATCTTCGAGGCCTTCCAGCTGACCTACGTCTCAAAGGGTCTGCTGCTGGAACAGGAAAAAAACGCCTCCGCGCTCTCGCCGACTGGTCCTTCGGCGGGGGCGCGCGCTACTGCGACGCCTGCCAAGCGGCGTGCCAGGACTGCCCGGCGCGGCAAAACCAGCCGCTGACCCTCGAGGGCTGGCAGGTCTGGGACCTGGTGGGCCGCCTCGGTGGCCAGCTGCGGGTGACACCCGGCGCCGTGATCGGCTGGGACCTGTCGGCCGCGCTGGGACTGGGCGACGCCCTCGGCATCCCACCCCTCGCCATGGCCGAACTGCTGCCCGCCCTCGAGGCGGTGATGGTGCGCAAGGTGAACGAGGCATTGGCGGCGGATACAGATGCCGGCGTCAGGCCCTGATTTTCTCGATCAGCATGATGTCCGGCAGCCCCCCGAAATGCGCGTCGCAGGTCAGCACTGTCGCGCCATGGGCGCGGGCCGTTGCGAAGATGATGGCATCCGCGGTCGCGAGCTTGTGAGTGCGGCAGGCCTCGGCCGCGGCCAGCGCGATCTCGGTGTCGAGCGGGACCACATTGCAGACCTGCGTGAAGGCGATCACCTGATCTGCCTTGTCCTCATCGGCCTCGCGCGTGAGCCACTTGGCGAGCTCGATCTGGACCATCGTCGGCACCAGCCAGTCGGCCTGCTCGGGAATACGCGCCGCGACCTTGGCGCCGGTTGCCGAGTCGATCAGCCATTCGATCCAGGCCGAGGTATCGACGAGGATCATCAGACGCGGTCTGCACGATCGCGGTAATCGTCCGGTCTGGCGCCTTTCGCGAGCCCCTTCAGATCATTCTTCTTCGGCACCGGCACCAGCAACACGCCCGTGCCTTTCGGGATGAAGGCAAAGGTCAGCCCGGCTTCCCAATGCTGGGCAGCCCGGATCGCCTTGGGGATCGAGATCTGGAACTTCGAGGACAGGGTCGCGGTCTCGGCCATGGTCATACTTTCAATGTATCGATGCCAATAACGTAAGACGCCGATGTGGCGAAAGCAAGGAGTCTGACCGATGGCCGAGAAACACGTTAGCGTCCGCCTTGGTGCGACGGGCGGCCGACAGGTGCGCGCCGAGCTGGAAGGCGTGGGCGAGGCCGGCAAGCGCGGGTTCGGGCGTCTCAGCCAGGAGATGGAGGCGGCCAACCGGCGGCTTGCGGGGTTCGCGCGCCGCGTGCGTGTGGCCTCTGCCGCTGCCGTGGCCGCCGCCACCGCGGCCGGTGTTGCCATGGTGCGCTCCGGCCTGCAGACGGTGGATGCGCAGGCCAAGCTCGCGGCCTCGCTCGACACGACCGTGGCCAGCATCCAGGTGCTGGAGCGGGCGGCGGAGCTTTCGGGCGCGCGGTTTTCCGAGATCGAGGGCGGTGCCTCGCGGCTGACGCGGCGGCTGTCGCTCTTTGCCAGCGATGGCGGGGGCCCGGCAGCAAAGGCGATCGAGCAGCTGGGCCTGAATGCAGAAGACCTGCTGCGCCTGCCGCTCGACGAGCGGATCGACGCGGTCACGCGCAGCATTCGCGAGAACGCGGGCGCCTCCGAGCAGGCGGCGCTCTTCAGCCAGCTCTTCGGCGACCGGGCCTTCGTGGCGTTTCAGCGCCTCGATACGGCCACGCTAGCGCAGGCCAATCAGGATTTGCGCGATTTCGGGGCGATCGTCTCCGACCAGGACGCGGCACAGATCGAGCGCACGAACGATGCCATCTCGCGGCTGGGCCTGGTCTGGCGGGGGCTGTCCAACCAGCTCGCGGTGGCCGCGGCCCCGGCGCTGGAGGCTATTGCCGACGCCATGGCGGCGGCCGCCCGCACCACCGGCCCGCTCGGGCAGGCGATCCAGGGGCTCTTTGGCAATCTCGGTCGGCTGGCCGGCACGGCGGCGGCGTTCGCCGGGTTTCTGGCAGGGCGCTGGGTGGCGGGCCTGGCCGCGGCGGCCCTGTCGGTACGCGGGTTGGCCACGGCGCTGGTGGTCCTGCGCGGCGCGCTCATCCGCACCGGGATCGGGGCGCTGATCGTGGGTGCGGGCGAGCTGATCTACCAGTTCGGACGGCTCGTGTCGGGCGCGGGCAGCTTTGGCGCGGCGATGCGGCTTCTGCGGGGCGTGGCCGTCGAGGTCTGGGACCGGATCAGGACCGCGGCTGCAGCAGCGGGCGCGGCCGCCACGGCCACGTTTTTCGATCTCAAGGCCGATGCGGCTGCGGCGATGCAGAGCGCCATCGAGAGCGTGGTCGGCTTTGGCAACACCGCGGTAAACACCTTTGAGGGCGCCTATGAGGCGATAAAGACGATCTGGGGCCGGCTGCCGGCGGCCATCGGCGACCTGGCGTTCCAGGCGGCGAACAGCCTGGTCGACGGCGTCGAGGCGATGCTCAATGGCGTGGTCTCCCGCATCAACGGGTTCATCGGCGGCCTCAATTCCGGGCTGGAAGCGCTCGGCTCGGAGCGGCGGCTGTCGGTCATCCCCGATCTGGAGCTGGGCGAGATCGAGAACCGGTTCGAGGGCGCGGCAACGGCGGCCTCGTCTGCTGCGCGCGACGCGTTCGACCGCGCGTTCGAGGACAATCCGCTCATCGCGCCCGATCTTGGTCTGACGGGCGCGGCCACAGAGGCGCTAGGGTCCGCCAACACCTATCGCGGCGTGGCGCGCGATCTGGCCGAGAGCGCCCGCGCGCCGCTCGAGAGCTGGCAGGCGCTGCGCGACGCGGTGCGGGGCAGCGAGGAAGATGGCAGCGATGCGCTGACGGAGGCCAGTAAAGCTGCCGAGCGGTTTGAAACCGCGCTTGGCGAGGCCGGACAGGCGGCAGGGGCGGCCGGTGCCGCCGCCGGAGCCGCGGCCGCGACCGCCGCGCCCGACACCGAGGCCGCGGTCAACGGCTGGAAGGCGGTGACCTCAGCCCTGTCCGACTATGCCAGCAAGGCCCACAGCATCAGCGGAGATATCGGCAATGCGCTGGTCGGAGCGTTCCAATCCGCAGAGACCGCGGTGGGGACTTTCGTGAAGACGGGCAAGCTGAACTTCCGCGATCTGGTATCCTCTCTGCTCGCCGATCTCGCCCAACTCGCGGCGCGACGTTTCATCCTCGGGCCGATCGCCAATGCGCTCTCGGGCGCGCTCGGCGGCGCGGGCGGGATCTTTGCGGACGTTCTGCACGCCGGGGGCGTGGTTGGCTCCGCTGGCCCCGCGCGCATGGTTCCGGCCATGGCATTTGCGGACGCGCCGAGGATGCACGCCGGGGGCATGGCCGGGCTCCGTGCTGACGAAGTCCCGGCGATCCTGCAGCGCGGCGAGCGGGTGCTCTCGCGAGCTGAGGCCCGCGACTACGACGGGCCGGGTCGCCGCGAGCCGAACGTCACCGTCAACATCATGACCCGCGACGCGGAAAGCTTCCGGCAATCGCGCACCCAAGTCGCCGCCGATATCTCCCGCGCGGTCGCGCTGGGGCGGCGTGGACTATAACTCAGGAGCCTTTATCGATGGCCTTTCACGAAGAGCGCTTTCCCGACGATATCAGCCGTGGCGCGCGCGGCGGGCCAGAACGCCGCACGCAGGTGGTCGAACTGGCCTCCGGCCATGAGGAGCGCAACGCCTCGTGGTCCGCGTCGCGCCGTCGCTATGACGTCAGCTACGGCATTCGCCGCGCCGACGATCTCGCCCGCGTCGTGGCCTTCTTCGAGGCGCGCCTTGGTCGCCTCTACGGGTTCCGGTTCAAGGATTGGGCCGATTACACGTCGAGCCTGCCCTCGCGCGCCATCTCCGAGCTCGACCAGGAGATCGGTGTCGGCGACGGCGAGACCACGATGTTCCAGCTCACCAAGACCTACGGCACCGCCCCGCACGGCCAGATCCGGCGTATCGACAAGCCGGTGGCGGGCAGCATCCGCATCGCGCTGGGCGGCGCGGAGCAGTTCACCGGCTGGTCCGTCGATGCCACCACCGGGCGGATCAGCTTTGAGACCGCGCCCGATCCCGGCGTGGCCCTAACCGCCGGTTTTGCCTTCGACGTGCCCGTCCGGTTCGACAGCGACCTGATGGACGTCACCCTCGATATCGAGCGGCTCGGCTCGATCACCTCGATCCCGCTTCTGGAACTGCGATTGCGCTGAGGCCCGTTCATGCAAACCTATACCCCACTCGAGCATCGCCCCGGCGACACGCCGACGCTCTACGAGATCGATGGCGGCGCCATCGCCGTGGGCGCCGATGGCAAGATCACCCGTCTGACCGGCCTGCAGAAGCTGGTCGGCCTCACCCCGGTGCCGCTCGAGCCCGGCGTCGCACATGTCCTGCGCGCGGCCTGGCGGCGCGTGACCGACAGCCCGGACCCGGCCTCGGATGCGGTCGCAGTCGGCGTGATCTGGCTTGATGCCGACAAGGCGGTGCTGTCGCAGACCGTAGCGCACACGGACCTCGCCCCGCGCGTCACCGACGGCCGCCGCACGATCGCCATGGCCCTCGACGTGGGCGCCGCGCCCGGAGCGGATGCGATCGCGGCGCCTGCTGCTGCGCGCTACGCGCAGCCTTTTGTCGAGACCTACGGTGCGCAGCACGCCACCGATATCGAGATCTGCGCCCTCGAGCGCTCGACCCTGGCGCTCGTCTCGCCCTCGCTTGCCAACGGATACCCCGAAGAGCGCATCTTCCACGTGTCCCAGGACGGGCATAACAGCCGCAACGGCGAGGGCCGCGACCGCGCGGTCCGCGACATCGAGGCGGCCCGCGACCTTCTTGCGGGCTCGGAAGACCCGGCCGTCATCCATGTCCATCCCGGCACCTACCCGACACAGGGCCATATCGATTTTCCCGATCACTGCACGGGCGTCATTTCCGCCACCGCGGCCCGGGCCACCAAGATCGTCCCCGCACCGGGGTATGAGGAGCGCAACGTCTTCCGGATGGGCAATGGCGGCTATGTCCAGGGCTTCAGCTTCGAGGGCGGCTGGCGCGTCGACAGCCTCGACGACCCCACCGAGGGCTTTGCGGTGTCCTTCCGTCCCGGCGCGGTCATCAACCGCACCGTCTATGCGCATAACATCGTGATGTATCGCACCGGCGAGCCGGTGCTCATCCCGCCACCGCTGGACCGGGCCAACCAGAACCCGCTCGTCGGGCGTGGCGGCGGTGTCGCGCTCGCCGATCGCGCCGTGGTGAGCCCGTATTCGGTCTTCCCGCAGATCATGCTCTGGGGGGCCACCCCGAGCAACCCTAACGGCATCGGCTATCTTGCCCGGAACGGCGCCTTCATCAACGGGATCAACGCCATCGCGATCTTCTCGCACAAGCAGTACATGTGCCTCGATGGCGGCGAGATGATCCTGTCCAACTGCGCCTCCCAGGCCGGCGACTGGACGCTGTGGTCCGAAGGCTACCGCAATGTCGTCGTCCCGCACAGCGCGCCGCCACAGGCACTCGGCGCATACCCCGCCGATGCCGCGGCCATCGAAGCCAATGAGGCGGCCATCACCGACGCGATGTGGGCGCACCTGGTGGCGCAGGGCTATATCGACGGGTTCTCCACCGCCTCGGCGGCCTCGCGCGAGGAGCCGACCCGGCGCGATGCGCGCTTGCTGCTGCTGTCGCTGCGCTATGATCTGACCGCCGGTCAGCAGCAATCCACCCAGCTCTTCACCCGCGGCATGTATGACTGGAACGCCGTCTTCATCGGCGCGCCGGGCCAGCTCTACTGGTTTACCGTTGCCTGGCAGCGCATCCGCGACGAGATCGGCGCGCTGGTCTCGCCGGGCGCGCAGGCCATGGTCACGGCGCTGATCGACGACGTGCTCATCGCCACCACCACTGCCGATCCGGTTCCCACCGAGCGCGCGCCCAGCACCATCACCGCCGTCGGTCACCAGTGGAACGAGACCCTGACCGGGGTCAATGGCCGCGCGTTCTCCCGCCCCGCGCAGGAAGTGCCCCAGAGCATCGTCGAGAAAAACCTCGGACGCGTCGTGTATTCCGGCATCGACGGCAACGGCAAGCAGTTCTTCACGGGCGGCGCGCTCGTGAACCCGCTCACCGGGCAGCTCGAAGGGCCGCCCATCGATCGCACCATCCTTCCCCGCGCCCGCCGCGCGGCCATCATCGCAGGAGGCCAGCAATGAGACAGACCGTTCGCCAGGCCGGCGCCGCCGTTCCCGTCCGCATCCTTGTCGAGAGCCTCGGCACCGACTGGCAGACGGTGCTGGAAGCCTCGGACTTCTCCGTGCCCGACCCGCAGCGCCGCTTTCCCGGCGCCCGCGACCCGGCCGATGACGAGCGCCGCATCCAGCCGGGCTTTGCCCTGATCGAGGCGCCGCTGATGTTCTTCAACGGCGGCACCAGCGCCGTGACGCTCGAGGTGAGCATCCTGCGCGAGGACGGCACCCGCGTGCAGCAGGCGATGATCGGGATCATATCGCAGGAGACCTACCTGCACCCCGCCCCGGGCCAGCGGATGCTCAAGCGCGATCCCGCCACCGCGCATGGCGACCGGATGCAGGTGAAGGCCTCTGCCGCCAATGCCGTCCAGCTCACCAGCACCGCCTCGGAAGGGGCCGCGGAGCAACACGATCCGGAGGCAGGCTGATGGGCCGCTATCTCAACCACGGCACCCGGTTTCTGGGCGAGCCGGTCTTCATCGGGCGCGGGCGCGCGGTTCCCTCGCCGGTTGGCGCGGCCCTTGACCCCGCGCTGTACGAGGGAGCCGCGATCTATGGCAGCGACGGCCAGTTCTACTATTCCGATGGCGTTCAGTGGCGCATCCCCACCGGCGCCGTGGATATCGCGCGCCCGGGTGCGCTGCCGCCGACCACCAGCGAAGAGGCCGCAAGACTGCGCCTGACGCAGTTCTTCAGCCCGCGCGGGCTGAGCCAGACAGGGGTATATTTCGAGGTGGCCGGATCACAGGACGGCTTCGACACCCCTGTCTTCACGCGCGACATCACCAGCGCCACGGCCAGCGCATATCAGACGATCTATCCCGGCGACGGGCTGAGCCCGGGTCAGGCGTTCTGGTGGCGCGGCCTTTATAAAGGCACCGAAGGTGGGCAGTCCGAGTTCTCGGTGCCCGTCCGGCAGGTGTATCCCGAGCTTATCGACACCCCGGACGCCGTGACCCCGGACGGGGCCACGAGCGGCGCGGTGGAGCTGACGCCGTTCAACTCGGAGTTCGGCCTCACCTACGTGGAAACCCGGATCGAGTTCTGGCTGGCTGGCTCGGATCCGGAGGTGGACATCCCCGATGAGGCGGTCACGGCTGTGGGCGGCGCGCAGGTGACGCTTCCCGAAACGCTTCTGGACGGTGCCGCCTATATCTGGCGGGGGCGCTATGGCGGCCGGGCCGGCGGCAGCGGCCCCGTCACCCACACGGGCTGGACCGTGCCCCGCAACATCCTCAACGGGGCGGCCTCCATGCAGCTGGTCTTCGATCCCGGTCTCGCCCTCAATCGCACGGTCTATCTGCCGCTGGGGGTTTACGGCGGTCTCGTCGATGTGGCGATAGACTGGGGCGACGGGATCGGCCAGACCGTGCAGTCCGGCGGCATCGTCAGCCATGTCTACGATGTCGGCGTGACCGGCCTCGTCACGGTCACGGTGAGCGGACAGCTTGAGCAATATGGCGGCAACGCCAACCTCCAGGGGCTGGTCCGTGTCGAGAATATCGGCTTCAAGCTGGGGCTGACCTCGCTGCGGGAAGCCTTCCGCAACGTGACGAACAACACGACCCATGTGAACCCGGCG